CATCTAAATAATGATATTCTAAAAATTCACGTGCTTCATCGGTGGTACACGTCGACCACACAAAACCATCACCCAATTTTAATGGAGTAGAGGAAACAGACCTAGTCGTTTCTATTTCACCCACTTTAGTCCCTTCACGTGGTACAGGTTGTTTGTCCCAGAATTCGTGCATATATTAGTTAAAGAAGTTTATCTTTTAAGTTGGCTTAAAGTTTATAGTTCTTAGATAATCATAATGTCTCTTACACAAGATTACACCACCGTCCCAGGTCAACTTTTTGCGTGTTTGTCCATCGTTGGACCGGATACACCCCAAAAGACTGATAAGTATGGTGTAAAGATCCGTGGCGCGTTCTCAACCCGTGATGAGGCTGCTAACCACGCCAAGCGACTTCAGGCTGAGGATCCCACTTTTGATATCTATGTCGTAGACATGTACAAGTGGCTCTTGATCCCCCCCGACTCCTCTAAAATTGAGGATGTTCACTATACCAACGAGAAGCTCGAGGAAATCATGGTTGGTTACAAAGAAACCAATCCCAAGCTGCTCGCATGTTCCAAGAGCGTAAGCAAGGTATGATGGAAACGAAGACCCAATATACCCCTGGTGATGATAACTCTAAGTTTTACACCAAACCTGATGAGGCGCCCATTCCTCACCCCGCTGAGGTACTCGAGCGTCTTCAAAAGGAGAAACCTGATACTCCTATGGAAGAGCTTGTTAAGGAAGCAGATGCAATTGTCGCTACTGAGATTGGAGAGCGTCAGAAGAGAAGGGAGGCTGAAGCTGAAGCTGCAAGCAAACTCGAGGATGTCAAGGAGGAGGAGGAGTCCGCATAAATAATATAACCAAACAAAAATCCATTGTTTTTTAAACCAAAATCTAGTTTAAAAAATAATATCAGTATACAATAAACATAATGTTCAAGATAATTGTGACCATCCTTTTGGTTGGTGCTTTCTTTATTTTGTTTTTAAACCAAAATATAATTTAAAAACAAAACAGTTTCAGAGCCTGAAGCTTCGACGTCTGCTGGATTTATAGAAGATACATACAGAGGTCCATTTGTAGACCATTTTATACCACCAGCAGTGGGTGATGTAGGTACATTTGTTGCGTACTCAAGTATACCGGAGGATAACTGGTTGCATGGTTTTCCCCATAAAAAAACCAAGTAGAAACACAGCGAATGCTATGATCCATGTAGACTTATCGACATTCTTGAAGAGATCGAATGACTCTTGTGTTTGTTGATGTGACTGCTGATATGTGGGCTGCTGCGGGTAATTCCCCATTTCGGATGGATGAAAATAATACTCCTCTTCTTTATTTTCATCTTTCTCCTCCTCATTCACGGTGGGATTATATTCAATAGGATTACCGATGTCTGTTTCCATTTTGTAATATATGCCGTGTTTTTTTTAAGTGTCTTCTTCCTCACTTTCACTCTCATCTTCTACCACGAAATCTTCGAGATTCCCGTTTTCATCAGCATCTTCTTCATCTTCATCTGTTGAAAAGTCCTCCTCGTCCTCTGTATTGATATCAGAATCGAAGTCTGTATCGTGGTCATCGTCGCAATAGTCATCCTCAAGGACATCTTCTGTGGGCTTAAAAAAATCAGGTTTCTTTATATTCCTCCTTAAATGGGTACGGGTGGGAACCATTTATAATGTAAATGGTATTATTGTTTAAGTAGTTTTACGAGGTCACGGTCAATAAGTGTATATGTTCTCGCCACGTTTTTCTTTCCCTTGCATTTGGGACACGCCTGTGTAATCTTATTCCCTTTTATCTTGTAGGACATCACACAGTCTTCATGATTACCCTTAATAGATTCACAATACGTTGATGTGGTGAGAGCTATGTAATTCGTATTATTTTTCGAGATATCCACGATGGTCGTACCCTTCTGACCCACCATAAACTTCTGAATGAACGCCTGTATCATGGGTTTAGTGTCACGTTTGTTAAACTGAGATTTCTCTACACGTTTCGTTAATTCCGGACACTTCTGGATCTCCTGTTTATCTGGATACAAATCATTTAGGATAATCGATGAAAGTTTGTGTTTACGTCCACAGAAATCTTTACAAAAACCATCTCGTCTCGACCTGATCGTTTCACATCGACAAAAACATTTTTGAGCGATGAATTGACCACTGATGATGAACCACACATGATTCGAACCATGTCCCCTTTTTAGGTTTTCACAGTATTTTGATGTAGTTGAGGCTAAGTATGTGTTTTTGAATTTAAATAGCTTCGTGATGTAAGACCCACCTTGACCCTCCATGTTGTTCTGGACAAACTGTTCAATTCGCACGCGGACAACCTCATTCTGAATCTCATCCTTGATCTCATCACTCGTGAACGTTCCCTCACGAATCGCCATAGAGGGTGGTTCAACGAATGTGTTTTGTGGGGCATCCGTGCGGATCGTAGACGCTTTTAGGATTTCGACGTCCGGGGTTGAATCAATTCGAATGATCGTACTCAAAGGTTCTGTGGTGTACCTGAACACTGGGAGATACGACAATTGATCTATTTTACCACCATGACACGCATCACACCCCCTACCATCACATAAATCGTGTTTCGCCTTTTTGTACGACCATGGCATCCTGAAACCACTCCCCTTGGTTTTCCTGTGTAAGTCACCATAAACAGCGGCATCGATGATCTCATTCCAGTCGATCGAACTCTTCGCCTTTGAGAGTGCGACGAGAATATGTTCTCTGAGAGCGACCGCTGAAGCCTGATCAACGACGTACCCATACCAGTTTAGATGTACACCAGTTTTTATCAAAGATCCACACGATTTTGGTGGTGAGACGGATATGATACACTCTTTACCGCCGTATCGTTTCACCTTATCACATATGATTTTACATATGGACTTAATTTCATCTACCGAGAGTGACGTCGTATCCTTATAGTCTATGTCCACGAAGAAATTATACACTGGTGTCTTCTGTTCCACGACGAACAGTTTTTCACCAGATACGATCGCTTCTATGTACTTTTCGTAAAAGTCGTTCAATTTATCAAATGGCACGGAAAGGACGCCACCGTCCATGAGCACATGTGATAGATTGGTCGCGCCATTGAGTTTTTGGGATACGCACCAATTTTTAAACATATATATTTATTGTTCATTTTCTCTAAACCAGTTCATACAGGATATGTCTTGGAAAATTTTTTTTTCAGCTAATTCCTTTTTGATCGTGAGGAGTTCACAAACCGATGTTTCCTTGTGTTCTTCCACCCACTGTCCAATCTCCTCCTCACACATTCCCCTGTTGGTATCAAGGAGTTCCTTAATCTGCATCATCACGTACGCCTTGGACTTCATTATTTAATAGAGAAGGTTTTTCTATTCAAAGAAGATATACACGAATAAAATTCCGGATTCTTAATGACATTATCAACTATTAACTTCCATCGTTTCCGTGTATTGAACTCCTCGAGAGTATCAAAACTCATGAAATCATTCTCATCGAATGTCCTTTTATAGGGTTGATGCAAAGCCTTCTTCACATTCGTTTTCTGCTTCTCTTCGAAAAATTTCTTGGTGAACTCATTCTGTTGTGGACGTGTATAGTTGACGAAGAATATGAAGACATTATATTCCAAATCTACAGTTGGGCTCTCTTTGTGTATAAACTTAAACTCTGTATACTCACCACTCTTTAAAGATACCACTCCCCTCGTCTCCTCCTCTAGTTCCCGTAGAGCACAACGAATCGGGTTGAATATTTCCCTTCTTCGACACCCTCCCGTGACAAATATCCACTCCTTGAACCGATAATCCCTAACCGTGAGAAATCTTGGTTTACCATCCGCAAAACTAACTGGTATAGCAATCGCTTTGTATTTTTTCATTGCGCATTCGCAAGTTATAATAAGTGAATATGTTTATTCCTTCTCTTCGACTACAGTGGTGATGGGTGATTCTTCTTCGTCAGAATCCTCCCCCTCCTGGATAGAATTAAGCTTATCCATGACATCTTCCGAAAAATCCCTAATTTCGTAGAGTTCTTCCTTAGTCTTCTTAAGCTCACGGAGCATGAAAATAACACCGATGACACATACGATCGTCGCGATCATCATAACATTCTCGCGGTTGAGTGCAATCATATACTTTCGTAAGGCTTTTTCTTTTTAAGTATTCTACATCACGGCACCCATCTTGGTTTTACCGGGTGAAGGACACTGGTAGGCAGTCTGCCCAAATTGAACGGCTTCGTAATGCGTAGGCTGACAAGACTTCTCGGTAGAGGGTGTCGGTTGCCCGATAAACTTTTCGAGTGTCCTGGATTTAGGATCGTACGTCAATACAAAAGCGATGGCGAGAAAAAAAAGATTGTGAGATACATCTTTAGTATTTAGTATTTAGTTAGAATATAATAGACCACCCATACCGTTCTCAATGCGGAGGACGTTGTAGTTCACACCATAGATATCATCCGTGTTAACTAGAGTGTCGTTAACGATACGAGCCGAGTCAAGGCGAGAGAAGTTGAGCGAACCGGTGGGTTGAAGCTTACCAGTCTCGAGGCAGAAAGGGTACGTGAACAACTTCGCACCTGGGGCGGAGCTGCCGTGGGAGGTGTGATAGTAGAGAGGAACCGTGGTGTAGTTGGGGTTCGCGAACTTGAAGTCCGAAACATCGGTACCGTTGATCTGGAGCTTGATCTTGTTCGTGTCGAGGCACATATTCACGGCGGTCACGTTGGAGGCAGCGATGTACTTGATGGGGTGGTTGAAGTTGAGCTCCTGTGTCTTGGACCCGGAGGAGATCGCCTTCTGGACCTGGGTGATGAGCATGTTTTGGGGCTTGGACGCGAACATCTCACGCTCTTGGGTATCGAGGTAGGCGTAGTTCGCGTAGATTTCCCACTTGTAGGTATCCGCGGCGGCACCCCACGTGATGCGGAGTTCGACATCGTGGTACTGGAGCGAGATGAGGGGGAGCGCCGTCTGCCAGTTCTCACAGAAAGCGAAGCGGAGGGGGTAGAACCGCTCGTTGGTCGAGCCACCGTAAAGGTCACCGGACACCGACTTGGCGGAGGAGGTCGCCGAAAGGGTAGGGGCGATGAGGGTGGAGTAGGTCGAGTCCTGCTCATCGATCACCTGACCACCGATGAGAAGCTCCACCTTGGAGATGGCGGTGGTCCAATCGGGAACGACGTTCGATTGGGTACCATCAGACTTGATGGGCATGAGATAGACATAGTTGAGCATGTCACCCTTGCGCTCAAAGCGGATGGTGGACATACCGTTGTTTGAGACGTTGCCCTGAATGACCTGACGCTCGACAGTTTGGGAAAAGTTCGTGTGACGCTTGTAAGTAGACCTAAAAAAGCTGACTTCGGGTTGACCGACGAGGTGTACATCCTGGGCACCGACAGCAACAAGTTGGGCAATACCACCAGACATTTTATATTATATGGAGACTTTATTTTTAAGCTCGGGGCGAAAGTCTGAAAGACTTTCCCCCGTTTAGATACAAGAGAAGTCCTACGGACTTCGATCGGGATGGGGAAGACTTACAAACTGGGCTACAATTTGTAAGAAGGGTGGGGAAAAGTGACTTAGATCGCATCGGTGCAGCTCTTCATGGTTTTGAGTTTTTTGTAGAGTGTATCATACACATTCCCTGTGAAAGGGGTCGTGGATTCAACACTAACGTGAATACCACCGATATCCCCCTTATTGCTGTTGCGCATGGCTATGTTCACCCACATGGTGAAGCGACCTTCGAGGATATACTTTGTCGTGGTTGAGACCTTCTCTGTTTCACCGACATAGTTCCTCACCTCCTCCACCCGCTTCTCCACCCTGATATCATTCTCACCCACGGAAGCGTAGGGGTTCGTAACAGTGATTCAGTTGGAGAGCGTAATCGTTTCGTTGAGAATGACACCCATTTATAGTATAAGGTGAGATTTTTTAAATAAGTTTACACGTGAGAAGGGCAGCCTTGTACGTCCCGTGGTCCACGAGGGTATAGAGAGGTTCGGTTTCACCAGTCTCTTCCCAAACAATTTGACCATTTTCGTCGAGGATATCCACGAGTTCTTCGATAATACGTACCTCATCATGTTGAGGTATTTGCTTCTTTGATTTGGAAAATTGTACATGTATATATTTTTTGTGTGTACCCAAAGAATATGTAGCCTTTGTTTCAGCATCGAGTGCATTATACTTTTCAACGCTAAGTTCGGTGAAGTGTTTGAATGACTTAATAGCATCCTCTGGGAGAGCGTTGTATTTAATCATACTTACCTCCGTATCACCTTGGTAGTATCTAATTTCATTCCCATCCGCATGCTCTTTAAAGTATATGGGTATTTCCTCAAAACGTGTTTTGATTGTTGATGTTCTTTCATAATCATGAAGTCCAATCTCATATGATTCATCGTGTAGGTAATACGTTACATTTGAAAGCTCCCTTTTAGGAATCTTAATAGATATCTGTAACGGTTCTGTAAAGTCACAATCTTGGGTCACCTTGGCGAGTGTGTAATTCATTAAGGCACCACCCTCCTGCTTTTGTGCATACCCTGGAGATACATTAGATGTGGTTAAGAGATCCCCTGACTCGAGAGTACCACCCAAATCCGTGACCCAAATTTGTGAGTCACCCTTAGTATCCACAAGTGTATCATAATCTATAGAGTCGGTTTTCTCATTGGAAACAACACCGTACCAACTTTTATCCATAGAGACAGTACTGAGATTTACTATAGGAACTGTATTTGTTTTGTGTTTGTTGGTGTTTGCACTCACGACAAGACCGGAGATATTTTGTCCCCAGGTATTTGATACTGTAGTTTTCGAACGGGGGAGTTCGGTGACAATTTCCTGAACCCCCTTGACGAGGTAAGGGACCATCTGCATATAATCAACTGTTGCAATTCCATCCCCCCAAATGGAGTAATCTGGATCTTGGCTGGGGTCATCACTAGGGGGGGGTGTAAAATTATCAATGTCACCTGCTTCGACTGGTACTGCAACTAAGTGTCTGAGTTCGGGTGCACTATAGTATACCTCTTGTGCCATGAGACCTGACTCAGTATACCAGTTTTGTTCTGGGGCGGTTGGGTCTAATTTCGTTCGCTTGAAGTAAATTTGTGGTCTCAGCTTTGACAATGTCTCGACTGCACCTGTAATAAAGGTTTCACCATCTTTTACACGATCGTCGGAGCCCAAATAAGATACTTCACCCGTACCAGTGCTGTATCTCAAGTAGTAAATTCCACTTTGGTTTCTTACACAACTGGTACCCACATAGAACGAGGAGGCTGGTTGACTGGTCTGACCCGCTGCGTACCCCAGGGCGACGGCGTAGGATCCCTGCCCATTCGAACCCGCATACCGCCCCACGGCGACGGCGTTGGTTCCCTGACTCAGATGACCCGCATAGGGTCCCACGGCGACGGCGAAGCTTCCCTGATTGTACCGACTCGCTTGGTACCCCATGGCGACGGCTTGGGTTCTCTGACTGGTC